CCGAGTTCGCAGAGCACATTTATGGGAAAACCTTGTGTGGAACTTTTCTTGAGCGTCGCCTGTTTCCTCCTGTTATGGATTCATGGCGAGCCCAACAAACTGGCTTAGCAGAGTTTTTGCAGCCAGTCAAGTTTATGGAGGAAGATTTGCTGCAAGAAATATCTAATGTCTGGGTTGATCACATATTGTCTAAGTTACCAAAAGATGAGTTAGAGTTAATTGATGTTTGCAATATTGACGTGGCTGTGAATGGTGTTCCTGGAATGGCTTACGTCGACGGTATCAAGCGTAGTACAAGTATGGGTTTTCCTTATTTTAAGACCAAGAAAAAATTCTTGATACCTCTTGAGAATGACTTTTGGCCAGACGGTGTGCGTTTTACGGATGAGGTCGAAGCAAGGATTTATGAATGGATGCAAACTTTACGAGAGGGCATTAGACTGCATGCAGTTTTTAGTGCCAATCTCAAGAATGAGCCTGTATCCAAGAAAAAACTCGACGCTTGGAAGACTAGGATATTTTTTAGTTGCCCTGCTGAACTTCTCGTGATAGTTAGAATGTTTTACCTTGGCTTTGCTAGGGTTGTTCAACGCAACAGAGAGGTTTTTTGGTCTGCTGTTGGGCTCAATACGACGTCGCCCGAGTGGGAGGACGTCTTTCAAATTTTATCCAAATTTGGGTTGAACACAGCTATAGCAGGTGACCACGTGTATTACGACAAGCGTGTTAAAATGTTAGTTTTATATTACGTGATGGACGCAGTGAATAGAGTTTGTTTCGCCTCCGGCAATTTTTCAGATGAGATGAGGCTGATGATGGAGGTTTTGAAATATGAACTTATGAATCCAACCGTTGATTTCTTTGGAATGCTTATCACTCTCATAGGTGGTGAGGTTTCAGGACATCAACTTACGACAATTTTCAACATTATTATGAACATTTTTTATCTCATGTATGCCTATGCGAAGGCTGGTTATGATTTGAAAACGTTCTTCGATTTTGTCGTTGGCATTATTCTTGGCGATGACCATGTGCTGTGTGTTTCGCCTGAGAGACCAAATTACCATCATACCCAAATTCAGAGTGTTTTGGAGGGTCTGGGATTAGGTTATACTATGGCTGATAAGAGTGCTGCTTCAAGACCATACATTTCATTGTACGAAGTTTCTTTTTTAAAAAGAACTTTTACGTATGACGTTGGTCTTGGTTTACATGTCGGGAGATTGGAGTTTAACTCTATTGTGAAAATGATAACCATCCAAACGAAGTCTAAGTCTGTTATGCGTTCCACACAATTAGCTATGGCTATTTGTTCAGCGATGAGTGAGATGTTTTTCTACGGGGAGGAAGCGTTTGATGAGTTTAAGCAATTTATAGATGATTTACCTAAAAGTGAGTCTCTGCAATTGCAGATGTTAGAATACCCGTCTCTAGATTACGCCGCTTATAAACGGCGCTTCTGGAGATCAAAGATCGAGGCCTATGACACAGGTCTGCAAAGCCAAAAGAGTCTCCACTTGGATAGTTACTGCTCAACACAAAAGTCAGATCTCAATAGTTTAGAGAGAGTGGATCCTTGTGGGTATCATGCTAGGGCGTTCCCCGAAATCCGTATTTACGGAAGTATGGAGCTTGATACAAAAGAGAACTGTAAGGCTTTGAGGAATAAGGTTTCCTCATTGCACGAAAATTACCACCTTAGCAAAACAAATGAACAAATGAATGCGATACAATCTGAGCACCCTGCGACTGAGGGCTCAGAAAGCAGCACCAGTCAACAAACACAATTCGTAAATGAGACAGAGCCAG